GCAAAGAAGAAGTCTGGCGGTGGCGGAAAGCCACAGCAAATGCTTTAATAGTATTTGTTTATAGGACAGGGATGGGTACTTGACATCCCTGTTTTATTATGCTATAATTTAGTTGTGCCTGCCCAAAGGGGGGTACAAATTGAACTCGCTTAACAAGGAGGAAATAATGGTAAGTTCATGGTCATTGGATCTTTTTAAGGATCCATTTTTTATTGGTTTCAACAGAGAGTTGGACCGCTTCTATAATATCCATCGTGAGGCAACTCGTCAATCGTATCCACCATATGATGTGGTGAAGATTGATGAAGATACTTACAAACTATCTTTGGCTATTGCTGGATTCAGCAAAGATGAGGTAGAGGTTTCTGTGGATAATGGAAGTCTTATTGTAAAGGGTGAGAAAGCCGAAGAGGACGCAAATAATGTCCTGCATAAGGGTATCGCAACCAGAAAGTTCACACGCACCTTTGCTCTTGGAGAGTATATGGAGGTAGATCGTGCTGAAATGGCAGACGGTATTCTTAGCGTCTTTGTGGAAAGAAACATCCCCGAAGAAAAGAAGCCCAAAACTATCAAAATCAAGTAAATGATATAATAGATACATAGCGTATGGTATCGCTGCCAACGCCCACCTGAGCATGTGGAGAAACTGCTCCTTTATTGTGCTATAATTGTTTTATGCCGTATCGTATAGGTGCTAAAGGGTCCAATGGTTGTTCTGGATACCCCGCTTTAAAGGACACAGGAGAGGTTATGGGCTGCCATAATACTCGTTCTGAGGCTGCAGCACAGATCTACGCTATAAACCGCTCTGAGGGCAATATAGGCAAGGCAATGGTCAAAGAGGGCGACATGGTCATGGCCCCACACGAAGAAGAAATGTATGTTGGTCGTGTTGTTCATGTTATGAATGAAGGCATGCTTGGAACTCCAGGGTCAGAGTATGCTCTTGAAGCAAGTGCAGAAGATCCTGCCATACTAATACAATTATTTGAAATGGAAGAAGGCGGTCTTGAAGAGACTGAGTATTTTGTAGGTGCAAAAGCATCGGAGGTAATGGCTATGCCATCATTAGAATCAAATGTAGGAATGGATAAAGCATACGAAGGATGTGGATGTCCAATGTGTAAAGAATTAAATGTAACATGTGAACAATGTCCTCAATGTCAATCTGGAGAAATGAAATCAGATTGCTGTGCTAATGTAAACAAACAAGCACCATGTTGGGATGGATATGTTCAGCGTGGCATGAAGCCAGGTGCAAATGGTAAGCCAGTTCCAAACTGTGTTCCTGCTGCAAAGGCTGACGATCTTTGGGAAGATGACGACACAGTTGAGTATGATACAGATGCTGTATCTAAAGCAGAAGGATATTCTCCACCTGCAGGAGCAAGGGCTGCTGCTCGTAAAGCAATTAAATTTAAAGAAGATGGTAAAGCAAAAGGTGCAGGAACTTCTGTTGGCTGGACTCGTGCAGGGCAGTTAGCAAGAGGAGAATCATTATCTCTTAGTACTGTTAAGAGAATGTATTCATACTTCTCACGCCATGAGGTAGACAAGAAGGGTAAGGACTGGGGTAATCAAGCAAACCCATCTAATGGATACATCATGTGGTTAGCATGGGGTGGAGATGCAGGATTTTCTTGGTCAAGAGGAATTGTTAATCGTGAAAAGGATAAGGCATTGTTTGCTGACTTTGGTAAAGATTACACAAGAGTACAAACAGAAAAGCATACACTTTAATGTCAAAAAGAAAATCATCTGGCAAGTACAGATCAAAGCATCCATTTAATCCAGTTCAGATTAAAGACGGAATGATTGTTCGTTTAAGAAAAGACGGTACTGTTAAGGCAGTACTTGGTAAATACGGCGAGTATAACAAGAAAGATAAGTAATGAAGGAATTAATACACTTTACGGCAGATTGGTGTAATCCCTGTAAAAGAATGGCTCCAGTTATAGAGCAATTTTTGCTAGACAATACAGATATACACTATGACAAAATTGATGTAGACACGGATTTTGATAAAGCAGAGGCTTATAATGTTCAAACAATTCCGACGATGATATCAAAAATTGACGGAAAGATTCATGATCGTGTTTCTGGTGCTGTATCTGAGTTTAAACTTAGGTCTATGTTCTCATGAAGTATAACAAAGTTTATTTTTTGCATATACCAAAAACTGGCGGTAGATTTTTAACAAAATATATACTCAGACCAATGGAAGAAACTCTATCTAAGCATGGCATTGAGTACCTTAGAATGCCAGAAGATATGAGACAGCATGGAGGTTGGCCATTTTTTATAGATGATGAAACATATGTTATTTCGGTCTTTAGAGAGCCTTGTGAGTTTTTTGTTAGTGCAGTATGTCATGCTGCTGCAGGTAGGGCAGAACTAATAGACAAAGAAAATTGGCATGTCATAAAAGGGGAAAACCTTATTGTTGAAAAAGAGGAACTTTTTGAAAAGTTAAATACTTGGAATTATATTAAAGATTTTCAGTCTCATAATTTTTCTTTAAGTCCAGATCCAGCAGCAATGTCTGTTATTAAAGAGGCACAATTTTTTCATGATGAAGGAAAAGAATATGATAAAGGTTTGATATATGATAGGATAAAGAGAACTAATCTTTTTATTAGAACCAATGAATTAAAGTCAATGGACTACAGTTTATTAGTTAAAAAAATATCAGATGATTTGGGAATTGAAATAAATATAGATCTATCAGAGATTAACAAAACACATTTTAAAAATGATGCCTCAGAAAAACTATTTAACTCTTTAGATCAAAATGAAAAAAATATGATACTTAAAAACTTTCCTTTAGATAAAGAAATATTTGACAATGATTCTTTGTTTTGGAACCCTAATCGTTAGATAAATATTTTTTTATAAGTTCCATGATTGCAATAGTGTATTTGTCATAGTCTATTTCAATAATAAGGTTGCCATCTATTAATTTATGTACCTTTATCTCTTTACCAATCTCAAATAATATATTTTTGATTTCAGTTTCTAAATTCATTATTCGTTTCCAATAGGATAATTTATTTGTTTTTTTACTTTGTTAAGTGATTCATAATCTGTTGCTCCCCAATATCCAAAATATTTTCCAGATATTATATTTTTAAAATTTAATTTTGAGTTAAAATTTTTTGTAGTTAAATAGTCTATTCCAACTTGATTTGAGTTATATGTTCGCCAGTTATGATCTTTGTCTAATGGCTCACCACTTGATTTGCCAGAATCTTTATCTACAAAAATTTTATTTAAAGTAGCAATGGTTGGATATTTTGGACTAAAAATTTTATACCCTCTGCTCAAAAGTCTAATAGAATAGTTTGTTTGATCACCGTGCCAGTGGTCTTCTGGATCATGCATAACATCTCTGTTTAAATTTGCTTTAGAAAACATAAATGCTGCATGTATACATTTGGATTCTTCATACTCTTTTTTATTCATATATTCACGACCATATACTGTTGGAAAATTTAAAAGATCTTCAATAAAAAAATTACCCTGCTTTCCATCATAAATAAAATCAATTGTGACCATGCCCCTATCTATTAAATTCTTAGCATTTTTTTCTAGATTTAGTGGATCTATTTCAAATATGTCTTGATTGTCGTTAGTTGTAGCATAAACTTTGTTAGGTTCGTCTTCATAATAAGTCCAAAAAAATCCAGTAGTTGCAGACAAAACTAATTTATTTTCATCAATACCATTATCATTTTTAATTTTATTAAAAATAGTTATTAGTTCTGTGTCCCATTTTTTTGGAAAAAATGTATGAGCATCTATTTGAAACATATATTCAAAGTTTTTAAATTGTAGCAGAGAGGCATTCATTCTTGCAAATCCAGTCCCCATGGGTGCTGGGGTCATTAATTCAGCATAGAATATTTGATCGTTATTAGTTAAAAAATTATTATTTAGCAGCGAGTGCTCTTGTTTTAATATATTATTAAATATTCCAAAGTAAATATTTTCTGGATTATCTGCATTTGATAACGCACTACGAACTGTTTGCTCTATAAACCTTTCTTCGCATGCTGCTATAGATATAAAAATTGAGTCCTTAATCATTTGAGCCTCCTGTAGGATTTGAACCTACGACAACCCGCTTACAAGGCGGGTACTCTACCCCTGAGTTAAGGAGGCAATCCATATTATTTTACATCAAACCTATCAAGCATCATAACTTTATTCCATGCCAAAGCAAAATCATTGATAAATTTTTCTTTAGCATCATCAGAGGCATACACTTCTGAAATTGCTCTAAGTTCTGAGTTAGAGGCAAGAATAAGGTCTACACGAGGAACACCTACTGCCTGATCTGCATTGGTATATGAAAGAAGGTTGGCTAGATATGTATTGTCTAGGCTATTATTTTCCAAACTTCTCATTCCAGAAAGAAGAAGGACCATCTCAACTGGTGTTAGTCCAAGCAGGTTGGACTTTTCTACAAGCAAGACTTCTTCTTGAACGACTATTGATGAATCAACATAGTTGCGGAATGCATCAAACATTGGCTCTAAAACTGCAAACGACTCTATGTCTGTTTGCTCTTGAGTAGCATCAGTTCTTCCAATAGTAAATGGAACCTTAACACTTTCTCCAGAAGCCTTTTCAATCGCAGAACATCCAGCCAATACAATCAAGTCGGCAATCGATAGTTTATATTCTCTCTGTAGAGACTCTAGGTATGACAATACATCTGAAATAATTTTATGATTGTTAATCTTCCAATTATTTTGTGGCTGCAGCCTAATGCGAGCACCATTTGCACCACCACGCTTGTCTGTCTTGCGAAATGTGGATGCAGAAGCCCATGCAGTATAAACAAAATGATATGCAGGAATATCAGAAGACTTAATTCTATTCTTCACATCATTAACATCTAAATCTACATGTTCATATTGTGGAACTGGATCTTGCCATATAAGTTGTTGAGAAGGAACTTCCTTACCAAGATATCTAGATATAGGACCCATATCTCTGTGTGTCAACTTAAACCAGGCACGAGCAAATGCATTTGAGAAATAATCAAAATCTTCAAGGAATTTGCGTGAAATCTTTTCATACTCTGGATCAAACTTGAGAGCCAAATCTGCTGTTGTCATTACTGGAGCATGGAACTTACCTTCGATATGTGCATCTGGAACTAAATTAGCAGCAGACTCGTCTGTAGGAATCCATTGTGTTGCACCAGCAGGTGACTTTACCTGCTTCCAATCATACTTAAACAAAATCTTTAAGTAAGAGTTGTCCCACTTGGTTGGCGTAGGAGTCCATGCACCTTCAATACCACTTGTGATGGTATCTTCTGCATTACCCTTGCCAAATGAATTCTTCCAGCCAAGTCCCATATCTTCAATAGGGGCAGCCTCTGGATTAGGACCAACATGCGAAGGATCTCCTGCGCCATGTGCTTTACCAAAAGCGTGACCGCCTGCAATAAGGGCAACGGTTTCTTCATCATTCATGGCCATTCTTGCAAATGTCTCACGAATATCTTTTGCTGAAAGAAGTGGATCTGGATTGCCATTTGGACCTTCAGGATTTACATAAATCAATCCCATTTGTACAGCAGCAAGAGGATTCTCTAACTCACGATCACCGCTATAACGGTTGTCTGCAAGCCATTCTTTTTCGCTGCCCCAGTATGTGTCATCTGCTTCCCAAACATCTTCACGACCTCCACCAAAACCGAAAGTCTTGAAGCCCATATTTTCAAGAGCAACATTACCAGCAAGAATCATTAGGTCAGCCCATGAAATCTTTCTACCATACTTTTGTTTAATTGGCCAAAGAAGTCTACGAGCCTTGTCAAGGTTTCCATTGTCAGGCCATGAGTTCTGTGGAGCAAAACGATGTAGTCCTTCTCCAGCCCCACCACGACCATCAGTTGTTCTGTATGTCCCTGCGCTGTGCCATGCCATACGGATAAAGAATGGACCATAGTTGCCATAATCAGCAGGCCACCAATCTTGCGAGGTAGTTAGAAGTGTATCAATATCCTTCTTTACTGCATCAAGATCTAAATTGTTAAACTCTTCAGCATAGTTAAAACCATCTGGCATTGGGTCAGACTTTTCTGAATGCTTTCTTAACGGGGACAAGTCTAGTTGATTTGGCCACCAGTCCTTGTTTGTTGTTGCTTCGGTTGTATATGTTTTACCAGTGTATGGACACTTTACTTCACTCATGAGTTCTCTTTCTCTTAAAAATAGGGGGTGTAGTGTTGCAACATAGGCTATATATGTTTCCCGACAAATATAGGCTAACTACACCTTAGTATAATTATAGCATCTCACCTGCAGATTGTAAAGTTATATTGTTTTTCCCACTTTAAAATGTCATTCTCATCATTTAGGAGTGGCTGGCCCTTTATATTTAGGCTAGTATTTAATAGGATTGGCACACCAGTTTCAAGATAAAATTTATTTAAAACCCTGTATAAACCACGATGCTGTTCCCTATTGACTGTTTGAACTCTAGATGTGCCGTCAGCGTGAACAACAGAGGGTATTTTGTCTGGCTGAAGACATTTAACTGTATACTGCATATAAGGGCTTTTAAAGTCCATATCAAACCACTTAGACGCACACTCTTCCAAAACTACTGGAGCAAATGGTCTAAACAATTCTCTTTGCTTAATTAAATTAACTTTGTCTTTAATGTTTGGATCTCTTGGGTCAGCAAGAATAGATCTATTGCCAAGTGCTCTTGGACCATATTCTGCTCTACCTGTTGCTACTGCTACGATTCCATCTTTTAATATGCCGTCGATAATTTTCTGAACAGGATAATCTCCACCAAGATCGTAGCCAAGATATGGTGTTTTCCAGTTTATGTGCTTACCGTACAAAGCAGCGGCGGCACCTAAAGAAGAACCAGCATCACCAGGATTAGGCATAATCCAAACATCTTTAAATATATTCCAAAGCAAGGTGTTAGCAGAAGAGTTAAGAGCACAACCACCCATAAACACAAGGTTTGTTTTACCAGTTATGGAATAAGCCATGTGCATAAACTCGTTTAATCTTTGCTGATATACCATTTGAACTGCTGCTGCTATATCAAATTTATCTTGTTCTGATTCAACATGCCCCCAGTCATGAATTCCTTTATGAAAATTATACTTTTGTTTATGATATGATGGAAAATATTCATCTACTTTTCTATAATACTTTGTCCAATCCCCATACGCAGCCATGCCCATCATAATATATTCTTCTTGGTTTGGCATTAAACCTATTAATTGTGTAAATGCAGAATAAAACAATCCAAAACTTACTGGATAGTTTTGTTTGTATTTTAGTTTAATCTTTTCTCCTTCTCCTACCCATATAGTTGAAGTGTTGTACTCTCCTATAGCATCAAGAACAACTATGACTGCATCGTTAAACTTGCTGGTATAGTATCCTGCAGCAGCGTGTGAATAGTGATGGCTGAAATATTTTATAGGAAGATCCATTGGTATATTCGGTTTCCAGTCTGCACTTCCACCTCTTAAAAATATTCTAGACCTTTTAAGTTGTGGTTTTTCATAGTACGCTATGTGTGTTGGTGTGCCATAATTTAGCATATCTAAATAAATATCTCTGTTGTTATACCAGTCATTTTTTTGTTTGCTATATCTTTCAGCATGTCCTGCAAAAAGAATTTCTCCATCTTTAATTAAAGATATAGATGCATCATGTGATGTTTCATTGATACCAAGAATAATCATTAGTATATAAATTGTTTCTTTTTCTTTTTTCTATTTTTAAAAAATAAAAAAATTTTATAAAAAAACCATCTGATGTTGTTAATCATTAAAAATCTCCTTATATCGCTTTAAAAATTTTTCTGCTATCTGCCTGTTTGTCATTACACCCCAATGACCCATTCCTGTTTTTTTATTAAAGTCTGCAGCAAACATTAGTAACTTATTTTCTATTGATTCATCAAGCAGCGATCTTCTTGATTCTAGGTTAGACTCCCATATTTGTATAATATCTGATGTTCTTAAAAAATTTTTTAATACTTCTTTATCATTATCTTCTAAATATTCATTAATTTTATCAAACTCATCATAGATGCTCCAAATAAATTTAATGTTATTTGATTCACAATATTGTTCTAGCATTTTTATAAACATAAAATTATAAAATAATGTAAACTCTTTTGGAATTACATATGCTGGATCATGAGGAGCCTTAGAAAATTGTGCTATATCGTAATTAAAATATGCCATTGCTGGCACTGCCCATGCTAGTTCATCGGCACTTGATTTTCCACTAACATTTAAAGAACCGTGCGGATGAATAAACTCTTTTGGAATTGCAGGATACTCTAATCTATATAATGGAAATAATGCTAAAACTATTTTTGGATTTCCAATTTCTTTAAAATAATTAAAGGCTTTGTAGACCTGTCCATTTATGCTATCTCCTGCATATGCTATTCTGGAATATTTTTTATTTATTGTTTTACAAAAAATATCTGACCAGGTAAACTCGTTCGGCAATCCAGACCCATATGTTTGAGAACAGCCTAAAATTAAAACTTCATTATCCTTGTTAAATGAATCAGATCTATATCCATGTTCATTTATATAATATGGAACCTTTACTACTGTGTCGTCATCAGAATATATTACTTTATTTAGATCAGAAAATGGTCTATTCATTGCAGATTGAGACAGGCTTCTGTTAAATAAAAATTTATAAAAACTTCTCATTATCTAATTATAGCACCCCTGGCAGGAATCGAACCTGCGACAAACGGATTAGAAGTCCGCTACTCTTCCGCTGAGTTACAGAGGTATTGTTGTGCTACTCTCTGTATCCCCATATTCCAACAAATTTCCTATCTATTGGATTGAACCCACCCGTTACTGCGTGAGCAAGTCTAAAAAGATCTGTAACAACAAGGTCTCCTTTTTGCCATTTATGAACCATTCTTAACTCTTCGTTTGTAATAACTTCATTATTAAACCAACTACAAATATCTTTAAATGTTTTTTCCTCTTGCTCTGTAGGGGTTTTTCCATTTATAGAAACAAGTTTGTTAGTGGCACCATCTAACTTATCTAACCTTAGTCTTATAACTGGCTTATTTGTTATCCAATGATAACCTATTGGCTTATAGTCATCAAATTTTAAATCATTATCAAATTTACCCATGCCAACAACAGAAACATCTAAGAAATTTTTCCATTCATCGCTTAATTTTTCGTACAATTTTGATGAATCAACAAAATAAGTTTTTCCATTTTTATTGTCTGTATTAAAAATTAACATATTCCAAGTGGCAGCAACAATTGGGTTTTTGTAGTAAACATGTTCTATATGCCAAAAAACTACAATATCGTCACCACCTGTTGTTAAAATATCTGCAATTCTGGCATGATCTTCTACATAGTTGTCAACTTCTCCAGAGTTTCTTTCAAAGTTTAACCAACCAATTTTTTCTCCAAAAAACTTATTTATTTCAACATGCTCTTCATGTGTTAAGTTGGCATTTCTAAAAACAATAACGGAGTCTTTTACAAACTTATCTTTATAAAAATTAAAATTGTCTTTAATTTCTTGTATACTTGTAAATTCTAATGGAACTATTTCTATCATTGTTTACCTCCAAAACAATTATATCATGAGCATCTCCAACGGAATTCGAATCCGTGTTGCTGCCGTGAAAGGGCAGAGTCCTAGGCCACTAGACGATGGAGACATGGTAGAGCAGGTAGGACTTGAACCTACGATAACCGAATTATGAGTTCGGGGCCTTGACCAACTTGGCTACTGCTCCTTAGTCTTTCAACCTTCTAAGTATCTCAGAAGTGTTAGGATCTGTCAATATTTGATCTATTGCATCAGACACCTCTGGTCTTATTTCTGGCAAGGTATACAAATCATTTTTCGTAATCTTATGTAATAACTGCCTTAGCCTTTCACAATCATCATGCTTCCACCATGTATAACAGTATAATCTTTCGTCTGCCTCAACCATATTAAGACAAGACCTATACTCCTCAATAATCTGGTCTATAATGACTTTCTGAGCCTTTTTACAGCCATTACAGGGACAAATCCAGTTAGACACCTTGAGCCTTTTTGACTGCTTCAATTACAAGCATTTTCATTCCAAGTGAATTTAGTTTGCCATCAGAAATATCTATTGCTTCTATATCTTCAATAATTTTATCTTTGACAGCCTTAACTACTTTGTGTGTGCCAACGCATTGTGGATACATTGTTGAAAAGCCACATGTACAAAACATACTTATCTCCTTAGTAGACTATTTCTTTTTTAATTACTGCATCAAATATATCGCTTAAGTGTTTTTCTGGAATATCATGGAAATAATACGATCCATCATCTTTAATTCCCCAACCACGCCAACCATCTTCTTCACACCAAAAAGCAGAAGCGGTCTTCATAGAATCTGGATCGTTCAATGTTCTAGTAATTGAATTATGCCAATCTACTTCAGAAAAAATTGCAAGACGAAGTTTTTCCCAAGAAAATATTATTCTAATTATATTATCTAACATTGGCTGTCATACTTTGCAACGATGCGCCCAATATCTCTGTTCTTTTTGCAATTTGTTGGCGTTCAAACTTAGAAAGATATGGCTTATCTTTAAGCCTTTTCTTGTTTTTAGCATAACGCTTTGCTTTATGTTGTGACACTTTATTATTAGTCTTTTTCATATACTAATCATATCATAGCAAACCATTAAGGTCAACTACGATCTCCATCCCATGTGCCTATTTTTGTAGTAGGGATATTATTTTCTTCCCAAAGTTTTATTACATGTGGGTTATCGTCAACTGCATGGGTTACTTCCCATAGTTCGTTTATCTTATTTAAGATATCTTTTTTAACTTCATAATCAGGCCTGTTGTCGTCGTCTGCTCTCATGAATAGTGCATGACTTCTTATATTGTTTTTATGTAACCATAAAGATGTTATTCCACGATACTTTTCTTTTCTTGATGTAACAATAATTACAGAATATTTATCGCTGTAAGAATTGTTTAACATTTCTACAACCTCAGTATTTGGCAGGGCATCAATAGAAGAATAGTGAAATGCATCGTAATCTTTATTACCACCACGAACATGATGCAAGAACGGATCTACATTGGCAAGAGTGCCATCTACATCATAAATATGTGCTAATGGTTTCACTTGTGCTCTTTACTGTGCCTAGACAAGGACTCATTTGCCATGATACCCCACCTAAGTTCCCACTCTTTTTTACATACTGGGCAAACAACTAATCTACTCATAATTAGTTTTGATCTACTTTGTATGTCATTACAAAATAACACGCAACATATCCAGCAATAAATGCAGGGACTAAAAAGAATACGCTTATCATATACTATCTCCTATAATGGTAATTCGTTGACTGGTTCTTTTGACCAATGGATATAAGACTTAACATATACTGCTGCGTATGCGAGTGCAGAAACGATAAAACCATATTGTTTAGTAATAATGGCATAGGTAATCCATAGTGCCTCATTAAAAAGCAATACATTCCATCCCCACTTATCTTTGCGACCAACAAAGTATATGCCTGCTACGCCTATAACAGCCAACACCCATGAGCCGTATGTATATATTAGTTCTTCCATATTTCAAGTATACCTTACTGTGATTGGTTTGTCAATTATCTCTACCCTTGGTCTTAAACCAAGAGCCAATTGTGCCATTTAAAACTTTGTTTCTTAATACTTCGGCAAATGTCCCATGAGGGATTTCTGAGCCTAGATATTCTTGTCCTGTTTCAAGGTCTATCAGTTTCCATTTGGCTGGAGCCTTTGTGTGAATAATTAAATCAATAGGCTTATCATATGAATCAACTTGCGATCCATCTTTCAGTATTCTTTTATTCATTTTCTCCCTTTACTAGGATACAAATTCGACGGAAAGATGATCGAGGCAAACATCGCCCACAATGTATTCGGCGTTTTTTAGCACAACATCGTAATACTGTGCTTCATTGTCGCAAAAATGACACTTTGATTTTTCCATATCTAGATTATATCATGCTTTAAAGTTCGGCGGAAAATAGAAAAGAAAACCTACTTATGCCCTACAAGGGCACTATCGGTTACTTTTTCATGTGTTGGCCAATAATATTTACATGGGAGTTTGCGTTCAGGACAGCAAGGGGAGTTAAAGAAACTATTAACATGTGGTTGAAACCTTGCATAGTACAATGGATCTTTGTTAAACAAACTAACTCTGTGTGTAGTAGTAACTCTAGAAAGTTTCTCGTTATCAAACCAAAATGACGGAGCATCGCTACCCCAATCATCCCAACACTGATCTTTAAGTCTATTAAGGTTTGCCTCATTGTTCTCTGTCTTAATGCCACGAGACTTGGCTTCTACAATCATAGCCTGGACATACGCCCATAGGCCACGCTCAAAGCCACGCCACATCAATACTGCTGGATGATTACGCCATCCACCTGTAGGCGACTTGCCAGATAGAACATTGAGAATTTGGTAGCACTCTAGGATTTGCTTGTTAAGGCGCTTTGAGTCTAGGATTTGGGCAGACTGCGTAAAGTCTTGAGATGGTAGGAAAGTTTGCATACTACTAGTATGACAGGTTTATGGTTATATGTCAAGCAAGGATGGCTGCGATTACAGTTACTGCAATAAATATGCCAAATAAAACTGTTAAGGCTTTTATGCTTTTTTCTATTTTTTCTTCGTTCATATATTAATTATACACTAACCCATACTGGGTTCCCAAACAAGATTACATTTTGTACAAACAATGCCCTGTTTTCTCATATACCATGTATGCTTACATTCCATTTTATAAGTATGTGTCTTGTATCCTTTTTTCTTTTGCTGTTGTCTAAATTTACCATTAGGATCATGAACATGACAAAATCCGTTAGTTCTCCAAGGATCAACACCGATTGGACATGGCTTTTTCTTTTTTGTTATAGCCTTACATGCTTTCTGCATATATCCAATTATCCCTTATTTGGCAGGGTATGTCAAGTATAATAGAACTATGACCCTATTGTATATACTCTATAGCCCTATATATAAGGCCGTCAAGGTAGGTATATCAGATGTCTCAGGTAGAAGGTTTGCAAGCCATAGGACCAAGGGTTGGATACTTATCAAGTATTGGGCATTTTCTCGGCGGGATCAAGCAAGAGCCGTAGAAACCCTAGTACTAAACACACTAAGAGATAAACATGGACATTTCCTGGATAAGGACGATATGCCCCAAGGTGGTTATACAGAGACATTTGATGCCTCAAAGATAACTCGTAAGGGTTTGATCCGTATGGTCAATAGGGCTATAAAGGAGTGTTCGTAATCTTTATTTGCCCTGCGATTTTGTGATAGACTAGATACATGGATCCCAAATTATGTAATGCCAGTCCTCAAGGCATAGGCCATGCTGGAGAGTATGGAAAGATAGGGTTTTGTAGGTGTGGTAGGTTTATCTCACATGAGGCCAAGAATAGGTGTGAGGTTTTAGATACTGCTCAGACTAAGGAATATCTACCCAAACCAGATGACTGCCAATGTATGGCTACAAATTGTCCTTGTGGAGAGTTTTTATCTCATAGTGTATTTGATCCATGTACAGTCCAAAAATCTATAGATTAGGGCTTAGGTGGTTTTCGTTTAAAAAGTCTACATAATTCATTTCTTGGCCATAATAGTTGACTGTGTGCTTTTTGTATGCAAACCTTGTTTTATAAGTCATATCATGAAATGCAGCATCGAATAGTTGAGATACGGTATATCGATATGGTCGATAGACAATGTCTACAAATGATTCAAATGCATGTGTGGGGGTTGGGTTTGCTTTTCCGTCTCCCTTTTTTATTGCATCTACTACAAGTTTCATAGTAGGGGAATTGGCTTTTGCCAGAAAGTTGTGAGTGTTACCGATTCTTCTATTCTTTGGTACTGTAATGATTTCTGGATTACCCCCGATAGTTTCTATCATGTAGTCTAGAGGTTTATGACAGACAGAGTCCATATCTGCATAGCATCCACCCTCTTCATAGGTTACGATAAATCTCCAGATATCTGATTGAACTACAGGAAGCCTGTATTTATATATTTCATAGATTTCTGGATACTGACGAACCTTCTCATCTCTTTGGACTTGATCCACATACCTATACTCCCATCCAGGGTTAAGGTTTACCCATGTTGCTGCTATTTGGTTTAGGTGGTGTGGTAGCCATTCTTTCTTGTGGTTGTGGGTTTGCCAGATAATCTTAGGAAATGAATGAGACATGTATTGATTATAGCAGTATATTATTCTTCAAAGGATGATTGCTCTTGAAACAATTTATCTTCGCAGTTGGGGCATAAAGACTTGGTATCGTAATCTCTTTCGAAGATTACCCCACACTTATAGCATAGTATTCTAATCATAATACCACCATTGTATCATAGTTATCCACAGGTTTATCCACAGAAAAATGTTACTGATAATATTATTAGATAGGGTTAAAGTGGAGTGAAGTGGAGAATAGTGGAGTAGGGAGCGCTTACCATAGATGGCTCGTAATGTCAAATCGAAAAACCTTCATATCCCAAACCTTCAAACCTTTGTACCACATATGCCCGATATTGTCAAACCATCATATCCCGATATAAGGTTTGGGCATTATACATGCAAAATAGTGGTTTGTCAAGTGTCTTATATGCATGAAATTGCCCATAAAAATCTACCAAAACCAGGGGAAAATTTGCCAATATCGTAATGTTTTTTAACAAAACTTTATAAAATATATAGGAAACCAGGAGAAAAGGTTTGTTATTCTATAAGGGGTAGGATTGCTACTCTTTATCCCCCGCATTTTCGAGCGGGATCGGATAAGGTGCGGGGCTGCCCGCTTGATCGGCGTTTTTGGCGGGGGATTTAGAAGGAAAGAAAACCTTAAGGGTAACAATAGAATACAACATACCTGTTATAGTATTCATGTCTTCAGTAAATTGATCATATTCTCTTTTAGAGTCATGCCTATGAGACTTCTGGCTATAAAGGTTTGCAAAGTGTCTTGGCATATATAAATTATACACCTTGTTTGACAAACCTGGATATCTGTGATACAAGGTTTGGGGATATAAAGGTTTGGATCGTAATGTTCAGCAGGGGGAAAGTTTTAGGGGTTCGTAATGTCTTTTCGTAATAAGGTTTGATGGTTTGACAAATACCCAAAAGTATGGCACGTGCGGTTTTACGACTCTTCTTCCTCCAGAAGGTCGGTGATATCTTCAAACCCCGTATCCTCAATACCTAAGCCCTCTAGCAATAAGAACCAGGACTCGTTGATATACTGCTCTAGTGTGGGAGTACTATTAATTATACCCTCGGCAAATGCAAAAGCAAGCGGCAGCCCCAAGTCATTGTACTCAAAGAAATCTGACAACTCATCATCTGTTTTATAGTTTAACCAAAGTTGTCCCAGAATTAGTGCTCTGTTCTCAAAAGTTGTTGGTTGCATAGTTGGTCCCCTCCTTGGTTTCCTTTGCTGACTCTGCTATTACCTGTAAACGATTATACACCACATAAGGCTGTGACTGTGCCAAGTATTGTCCCACTAGTTCTAAATCTACTCTGAGGTCAGAAATCTCGTTACCAAGTTTGTTGGCAACTTTTTCCTCTGCTGTTAGTGTTCGTCTTATACGCATAGTCCTCCTCCATTATCATTGTACCAAAAGTTGGTGGAAAGGGCAACCCCACGCTGCCCCCTCCACCCAAGATCTAGGTGACCCATACCTAGACCTTCGCAACAGAATTCGTGTAATATGAGATAAAGTCCTCAATGTTGTGCCAGTCTTCACCGCTGCCGACGGTCATATCAGTTAAATCAATTGTGATTGGGTGGTCCAGAAACCCTTGGTCCGACGGGTCCATTGCAGTAATGCCGTACCCAGTCTCTTCCAGGATTGAGTCTTGGATGATGTAACTGATTGCCATTCTAGTAGCATATGGGATATCTCCCATTTGCAGCCTAGGACGAGCATGCTGCAGGGCTGCTGCAAGCAACTCATGCATATGGTCCTCATCCCAGTGGCTGTACAAGGCCACAGCATGGTCCTCTGATTGTTTAAATACGAAGTTGCAACGGGCTCCCATTAGTCTAGGTCCTCACCTTCAAAAACAATAACAACCTTGACAATTCGGTTGTCGTCATTGTATTGGGCATAGACAGGATAAACTCCGTCACCATAGCCTGTGTTGAATACAACTGATGAACCTGAACCTAACTCGCCAGCGTTTTGTGAAATGGTAGTAGCACAAGCACCAAGATAAGAATACTCACCTTGCTTGCCGTCTAACTCAAATGGTTCGCCTTCGTTGGTTTTCCATTGGTCGAGATAGCATGGGTCGCCTACCATAGCCTGACCGCTATCTACAGAAAATGAACCTACTAACTGTAGGTCGTCTAATACATACTTCATTGGGTCTCCTTTGTTGGTTTATTCTATTATCTCATTAGGCACGGACATTGTCAAGTCTGTGCTCAGGTAGGTGTTCTTTATCTAGATATACTTTGTGAATCTCACAATCTGAGACACAATCTAGGTCCGCTTCACCCATGTAGTGACACTCATTACAAATCTCACCACAGTCATTCTCACAATATTCAAGGGTATTCAATGAGTCACAATCTCTACATTTATTATCGTATGACTCTTCCTCTGTAGCAATGCCATTATTGAAATTGATAGAGCCACCCCAACCTGTTTCTTCCTCATAGGATAGATTCATCTCTAGGCTAGGATATTGCTCTGATAGTTTAGTTATAGCCTCAGTAGGTGGAGACCAAGCGGTATTGAATTTATACCCCAAAACCGTAGTGCTCTCCTCATATAACTCAGTATCAGGATATTCTTCTCCGTCTCTAACAGCAACATCCCATTTGGTTCCCCAGTTACGAACATTCCAGTCGTACCAATGATTACCCTTGAACATAAGGGCTTCCTCTAAAGGCATGCTATGGTCAGGTTGCTTGATGTATTCCTCGTCAGATATACCGTCTTGTCTATGATTATATATATTATGAAATGCAAACACAGGACTAGAGTAAGTAGTTTGAGATACTTCCATTTGTCCAGTTGCAGGATTCCATGAATCATGGTCTTTTGCGAATGGCTTATTGAGTTGTCTTTTGATATCTGCAATCAGGGTTTCGTCACCTGAAATGTCAAGATAGTTGTAGCACCAGTTTGGCACAGGGGGTCCTTTCTATTGGGTCGTAATGCAATTTTAGCAGAATCGGGAAAATAAATCAAGCCTTCTTAATATGATTTCGTAAATCTGTTTAGATCTATGCCGCTCATTGCTTGCTTCTTCGCTCCGAGATTGCAAAGGCCAGAGCATAGGTCAAACCATAAACATGAGACAGTGCGTCACACTGGCCTTCCCAGTACTTCCGCTCCATAGATTCCATGGCGTCGCTGTAGTCATTCTCTTCCTCAATGCGTTGGGCCTCAATCAATTCATTTTCAGCCTCATACATAAGGTTTTTGAGTTCACCGTGGAGAATATCAGTGCCTGATTCCCCTAGGTCGATTAGTTTCTGCAGTCTTGGTTCTAGTTCTGTTGTATTCATCATCCAAGTATATCCTCTACCACTGACAAAATATGGCGGGTAGCAAGAACCTGTCCACTCATATGATTATACTCAAAGTCCAACTCATTATAATCCTTAGAGGCAGGGTCAAGTGCTTCCATTTCACTAGAGATTTGCTCTAGGTCCTGCTCTAGGCTGATGATATGTATCTTTATATATTCTTTTATGTGATTAGTTCTATTGATATATTCTGATTCCATTATTCCCCCCAGTATTGCATGATAGTATTCATAGTGTTATGTAGGTGGCAGTCACAGGGCTCTCCACCCATGTTCTCCTCAAATTCAAAGTGCGATAGGTTGTCCTCATAGATTTCTGTCACCAGTTCATCTATGGTGTATGGTTTGTATGTTTGGGTCATGTATAAATTATGGCAGAAAATCAGGGAAATGTCAACTCTATCGTAATTGTTTTTGGTTTTGATATTTTTGGGGATTTATTTCGTTCTTCGTAATTTAATTTAAGATTGACATTTTTATGTCCAATTTGTCTGATTTGTCCACACGTGCGGTTTTTGCGATCCCAACGGGACTTGAACCCGTAGCCTCTACCGTGACAGGGTAGCGATCTAACCAATTGATCTATGGGACCAGCGGAGCAGTTTTGAATCATGCTCAGGATTTTTTTTGTTATGCTAGTTGCATTACATTCTGCACAACTTTTAGCAAACGATTTTTTTCTGCATTGATAGCAGGGTCAAAACCACTTGCAGATGCAAGGATTGATTCGTTAGAACCACCACGAGCAGAGCGGTACCAATCAAGGCGTTCAGTTAGTGCATTGAAAGCACCCCAAGCGTTTCCAGCAATCATACCATTGAATTCGCCTGTATAGATGTCATTGATAACATCAACCTTGTTTTCCCACTTCTTGATTGAACCCTTAGCATCTTTATCAGGCTTTGGGTAAGCAGCAAGAATAATGTCATTGAATTGTTTAGCATTGACTTCCTTCTCGAACATAGCCTTAGCCATGATGTCGAATTCGTCCATGTAAGCATTAGCAAGACCAAGAGTTTCACGAGCAATCTGCACTTTACCATTGGCAGTTTGAGTGTGGCGAATCTTGAATGATTGCTTGATGCCATTCTTCTTTTTCTTGCCACCTAGTGCAAGATTGAGAGTGTTAGCGCATACAACACGAACAGGCGTGATTGATGCTTGAATAGCGATTGAGCCGTCATGTGATGTATTGATGAGAAGATAAGTCTTTACCTTATCTGCAACACCACTAGGGTCTAGTACGGTTTCACGCTCTAGTGCAAGTGAGCCGAATACAACACGACCACCCTTGATTGCACCAGCAGTTTCCCAACGACCTCCGCCGTCAAGAATATTATCACCGAATGAAAATAGGTCTTCATTCTGCAGAACATGATAACGCTCACCAACGACACCAAGAATGTCGGTTTGTGTGTTATCGGTAGGGTTAGTGCGAACAACATATTGGTATTGCTTGTCGCTTGTTAGATGAGATGGGATAGGCATATCTTCAAGACGAACATTCCAACCATTGAGGTTTGCAGCCTCTAGCATTTCTGCAGTTGTTTTTTCTTCTGTAAAGACAGTACCCAATCCATGCCATGCAGGTTCACGGAAAGATGCGAAAGATGTCTTACCGTTTTGTGTTTCTAGGTCATGTGCCATGAGTTTTCTCCTTTTGTTAGTTGAATTTCAAGTATAGCAGTCTAGTCTGACAAATGCAAATCTGGATAATTAGATAAGGGATAAATCGGACATCTCGTAAATGTGAGCAAATTCACACCTGTGGATAACCCTGTGGATAACGGCACGTGCCGATTTTTGAGGTGGAGCAGTTTAGACACTAAAGGATTTCCTCCATACTCAGGTGTTAGGGAGTGCCAGGGGACTTTCGCAGATAGATCTGCCTTGAACGCAGGCTGTCACCCAATTCTATTTAGTTTTATTGGTGAGCAGTTTTATTTCTTGCTCAGGAAAGTTTTATTACAAGTATCGGGCGATAGCGTTGTAAGTAGAAGTAGAAACTACTTCCTCATCTGTCATCTTGAGAATACGAATTGCGTTCTCAATTTCATCTACCATTTCTTTGTATTGCCACTCATGGTAAGTATCAAAATCCTTCTGTGGTTCAGCAGGTAGGTCAATCGCACCTTTGGGAAGGTTGAAATCAACATTTATCATGCCGTTGTAGCGAAGGTTAGCAGATAGATTTTCTGCCTTTGCGATAGCACCGAGAGCAAGTTTAGCAACATCTTTAGACCACTTTTCGTGAGCCTTGTTGAACTTTTCCTCGTTAGTTGCTTGATTAGCCTTATCCTTTTGGATTTGCGCTAACTTTGTTTCAAGAGCCTTGATTACCTTTGTAGTGGCAATCTTGACATTTATGGCTTTACCTCTTGACATTGGGTCTGTCCTTTCGTTAGTGGGGTGTATCTAGTCTAGCATTTTTATACTAGAAAATCAAGTTGAGCAGTTTTAGTAGTCATGCTCAGGACTTTTCCTGTATTAGGAATTACTTTGCTGTCCAAGTGGTATAGCGTGACTTACCATTGACATCAAGTTTCACACGAACATTACCATTGGCTTGTGGTGTAATCTCTGTGATTACTCCTGTGACCTTTGACTTCTGTGTGGTGTAGGTGTCGCCTACCTTGTAAGTTGCGGTTGCTACTGACATTGTGTTGCCTTTCTGTTAGGGGGTTATTTACTATCTAAGTATGACATTATTGGAGAAAAATGTCAAATCTAGGTCTGACATTTCTCACATTTTGAGATTACTTGCTGGTCTTTACCATAGCCAAACGGCGAGAGCCATTTGCCAAGACAAGACTAACTCTAGTAACACTGTTAGACATTGGTGCGAAACTTGCGATACGACCTGTAACGCCTGTCTTGCTGGTGGTGAATAGGTCACCAATCTGATAAGTGTATCCTCCGAGGGTCATTGTGTTTCCTTTCGTTGTGGGGTTATTGCTTATAGTATAAGTCTAGCAGAAAAATGTCAAAAATACAATTCAGCGGGGATCTGCAGGGGGTTTTATAAAGTGTTTATAATCACATTATAATGACTTGACAAATCAAAGATTTTGCCCACGTGCCGCCCTTCATTGATATAAAAAGAAAATAAATAAAAAGAACATTAGCAATACAATTTGTTTGGTATCCATTTATCTCATTTCTTACTCGCAGAGAAAATTATGTCGCTCTTAGAGTATACACAAAGTGAGCACGAAACGCAAGCCGAGCCCTTAGTTGAGATTAGTGGAATTTGTTTTGCATTTTCAGGACACTTAGCAGCAGGTCTTCCAATCATTTCTTTTACATCTGCTTTACCAGTTGCAAAGTTTTGTGCAAGGTATGCCATGCGTACACCATGGTTTAGTTTTAGGTCTACAGCGGTTTTGACATTTTCACTATCTGCAGAATAGTATAATGATAAATTATCCATACCCTTGAGAATTAGAGCAGCAGATTTCACTCTAGTGTATACCCAGAATTGAACATCAGGATTATTTAGGATGACATGCTTCCAGGCCCTTGCGTATTCGTCATTGAAGAAATCTCCGTCCCAGTGAATGCGGAATAGTTTAGGAGCGTCTTTCTTTTCACAATCAACAATAAACTCTTTTATCATTGCAGAAAGTAAATCATACATCTCTTCATAGTTAGCGTCTTTTAGTAAATTCCAATTGTGTAATAGATTATCTCTTACACCTTTATAGATCTTTTCGAGTTTTCCTGCGTAGCATACTTTGCTGCATACAGAGGTCTCACCAGGACATGAGTAAGCCTTACCACTAGGCAATCCAAAAGTGTTGGCAATTGTTGGGGTTTTTCCGTTTTTTGATACAGCATTAGCCACTTTCCTATCATTAGAGCGTTTTAGTTTAGTCATGTGGGGCCCTTTCTTTCCTCAATTGTATCAGGGAGGACTGACTTTTCTTTCTATTGTATTTCTTTTTTGAGGGTACGGCAGAGGCAGCATTGCTACGGCGTAATTCCATAAGCCTGCGTAATTCCTCTGGTGTTTTCTTCATAAAATAATCTTATCATAAACACAAAAAAATGTCAAAATCTAAAATGTGATAAAGATCACACCGCACGTGGGCAGGAGCAGTTTATAGACTTGCTCAGGTCTTTTTTTATAGCGTGGTTATGTTATCAACCTCTGCGTCAGCGTTTATCTCATATGAATAAGAATCAACACTAACAAACAAATCAAGTGAATCAATATCAAAATCTTTTAGTTCTGATAGTGAAACATTTACTGTTCCAGTAATTGTTGCGGTTGCTTCAAACTCAATTTCTTTAGTTGGATTGAATCCAAAGATACTACAAATATCTGAAACAATATCTTCTGAATCCATATCAAGATAATCAGCAAGACGGTTTTCTAACTGTCCTACCTTATCAGAATACTCAGATAGTCTTTTAGACTTTTTGCGGGCTTGTTCTAAATCCCATTCAATTTCTGTTACCTTTACGGTTGGATATGAAATTGTTTGGTCTGTTGCGTCCAAGTCAATTACTTTGTAAGTAACTAACTGGTTGGGGTTGTAGTGAGCAGGAACTACGATTTCGTTATTCGTTTCCATTTGTTATGTCCTTTCCTAATGCGTCAAATTCTTTGATAGTTTCTATCATCTCATCTATTTGGCTTTCTGTCAAGCAAGCATGAGATACTAGGGTAGCGGTAAGTGCTGATAGATGAGCAGAATACATGAATAGTGCTTTAGCAAAATCCTCTGTTGTCATTTCATCTTTGTTATGATACATAGCAGAAGCCATTACCATAACACTTTCGTCCATTACTGCGTCTTGTGTCGCAGTTTGTATTGCGAGTGCGGTTGATAACATTTGTTGCCTTTCGTTTAGATAAATAATCTTATCAGAAGCGACTGACAATATCAATCCAGGGAGGGATTTCGGGGGGCTTTTTAATGTGATCTTAAACACATGAGAACAATTGGTACAAATCGGACAGCACGTGCGGCATTTTGTGCAGGGAAGCACACAAAATACTTTTTACTTATTCCATTGTTTCGATAAAAGCATAAAGAGGAATAGTTTCAGTATGATAAAAACTAAAAGTTTCTTTTTCACCAAACTCATCTTTAGTTTCAATAAACCAATTATCAGCAGCGCCATCGCTAGAAATTCCAATAACTTCTAGAATGTCTTCACCAATTTTTATTAGGTCGCCTTCCATTAGTTGGTCTGGCTTTAGTAGATCCGCTGGAACTAACTTCATGCTATTTATTGTATCAGACATTTAGCGCACCACTACCTCTCCATTACGATAAAAAGTTTTAGTATACATTTTACCTGTCGGGTCTGAAAGATTATAAGTTGCGTATTCTTTAGCATCTCCGCAGTCTACGCATTTAGTCCAAGCATCAACCGCAGTCATCATGTCTGAAACTCGCAGGGTATTTACCAATTCTCCGTCATAGGAAGTAGTAAGTGAGTAAGTGTATTCCATTTTAGATTTCCTCCATTGGTATTAGATTATCGCCTTCAAGTCTGAAACCTGTTGAGATTACTACCTCGCCTGTTTCATCATCGTGGAATAGTGCTTCAGGAAATAACTGAAGAACACTCCCAACCATTTCATCAAAAGTCATTAGACTTCCTCTCTTTCAATAATCCACGCATCTAGGTGGTGTTGTTCAATAATAGCCCATGCTGGCGCAGTAGTCAAACCCTTATAGGTAACTCCTTCAGGCATAGGAATTTCCAAGTCCCAAAGTCCCGCATCATTGACGGCATCTATCGCTTCAATACAAACGGGAACCATAAATTTAGGAACGGGTGGATAATGATTAGACGATAAGTGAATTCCTATCTGAGTTTCCAAATCTAGGTGAATACCTAAATCATCTAACACGCCACTAGCCATTTCATTAGCAAAATTACTTCCCATTTTAGTTAGCCTCTCTTGTCAAAAATAATTCTGGCTCACTTAGCAAACCATTATCATAGATTACTGAGCCGTCATCATCTAGAATAATTCCGTAGATATTACACTCGCAGTCCTCAATATCAAAGTCCTCGCCATTAGCCCAACCTTGATAACCCTTGCCATAGCATAGGTCGCAGTTAGCAATAACCTTTAGTGCGTATTCTAATTTATCCATTTTTCATTTCCTTTCGTTCAATACCTAGAGCCTATCATGGGGGACTGACAAAATCAAATCCCCCGAAGCCTTTACCACGATGAAGTGTAGTAAAAGGACAATTTGGACATATCGGGCAGAGCCAAAACTCTGTCGATTTTCTTGATAGTGTCCTTGATATCCTGCCAATACCATTCATCGATATCATATGAGCCAAAGAAAAATCCTGCCTGTGGTGGCAATAATGAAGGGTCTTTAGCGAATAAGGCTTGACGACAAGTTTCTCTAAGTTGATTTAGTTTCTCATTAGAAACATAGTATTCACCGCAGTTATCGTTACCGCCTTGAACATTATCAACAAACCATTTATGAATTTGATTAGCCTTGCGCCAATAAGCACAAGTTACTTCAACATGAACGCCATAGATATCGGTAGCGACATCTGACATTCCAGCGGTATCGACAATTTCATTCCAAAGTGGATTTACCACTTCTGGACTATCTAAACCAATATCGTTATCACGATCAAGTTTATCCCAATTGATTTTTTCCACATACTTCTTAGCATGAAGATACATATCTAGTCCCATTTAGTTTTTCTCCTCTACAACATCTTGAACATCAAAAACTTCCATATTAGCAACATAGTGTTCAGGGAGAAGATACATCAACGCCCGAACATGAGAAACCGCCTTTAGGTCGGTATCAGCATCAACACGATAAGAAATAAGAACATTTTTCATTTAGTTTTCCTTTCCATAAGTTTTTTCAAAATCAGCAAGGGTCATCATGCCCTTATAGTCATTACAAATAACACAAATTCTAGTGCCAGCAATAAATTCTTTTTCGCAGAAGCAACAAATCATTTTCATTAGTTATCCTTTCTTTCTTTTCTAATCCTAGCATTAGGGTCTGACATTTAGTCAGACACCTTGACGGCTATGGTAGCCCAATTTTCTTTTAGGGACTGATGAACACGATAGCGAATTGAATAGGCTTGATAGTCTGTGCCTACCCATACATCATCACGCTTAGTTGCGTAGTTGATTTCCCCACCCATAAATCGGCGGGCTAACGAAGTAGGCTTATAATACTGACCTACTAATAAATCTTCAATTGAATAACTTCTCATTGAAAACTCCTTTCTTACTTTCTAGGCTTCCAGCCTACCATTTTGGTCTGACAATTTCAAATCGAAAATCATAACAAATCGGACATTTTGAAAAATATTTTTTGTGGGAAAAATCACATCGCTGCGTAAAGTGAGAAACATCACAAAATTGCCCTGTGGATAAACCTGTGGAAAACCCCACGTGCGGCTTTTTGTTGAAATTTCAATTATTGTTTAGCAGCGCACACAAAACATTTTAGATCTGCGATAAAAATTCTACCGCAGACCTTACATGTTTCAAATCTAAATTTCTTTTTTGGCAATTCTAATTATCCAATAAATAGAAAGTAACAAAGAAATTTGAACAAGTATTGTTAGAAATCTGCTCATACTGGTATTAGTCCTAACTCATCAATTCCGCAAGCCTTTTCGAATTTTGCTTTATCAAATCTTTCGTTATCTGCTTGAAAGTATTGTGCGAATTCTTCCACCAAATCTTCAAAGACTTGCGGATGAATTTCATCAGCAAATCCTTTTAGAATGTTTGAAGTTTTGATATAGTCTTTTCTAGTCATCATTACTTATTTTCTCCTAACGCAATAAACGCATAACTTCCGCCGTCGTTTAGTTTGTTTAGTTCATCTTGAATCTGTTGAAGATTATCAAGTGAAATTTCTACATCTGAAAGATATTCTGAAAGGGCCATTGAATTTATATTCACGAATTCTTGTTCAGTTAGTTTACTAATTGCGTTGTAGATAGGGTGAGTGGTATCTACTTTAGAAATAAAGTTTATGCCCTTGAAATTGAAGGGGTAGTTTTTGAACTGTGTGTTAGTCATTTATTATTTTCCTATTCTTAGTTTGAGTTTGTTGGGATAAGTGTGCCACGAATTGTGCCACGAATTGCGAGAGTGTCGCAGGATACTTTTACCGCTACGCCCACAGGTAGTTGGCTTGGGTAAGTAGTGATGAATTGAGCAACCGCACCTTTAGAAGGCAGGCTAATTTTTTTAGTTGAACCATTGAAGGTTTCTAGTGTCATAGTGTAAGTCATTTTGACTTCCTTTCGTTTTTTGTTATGTAGTAAGTCTAGCAGGGGGGTCTGACAAATTGGGGGATTTTGGGGGTATTGGGAATGTGACTTACGCCACACTCACCGCCACTATGCGATAGGTATCACGGAGCCCATGAGTAGGACGGATACGGACACGATACGCCTCAGCGTCAGCGTAAAAGACATCTGACTTCTCAGCGTCTTGGATAATGCCCTCAACAGAGCGAGAGCGGTAAGCCTTACCGATTAGCAGGCTTTCGATATTATATAGATTAGCAGACATTTTGCTACCTTCTTTCATTTTGTTATAGTAGTATTATTTCATATTTAGTTATAAAAGTCAAGGCGACACGCCGATCAGTTTGTGTGACTTGCCTCACACTCAGGCGCACACTTAGAGGGTAGTTTGGCGAGATACTTTATCAACGCCATTCTCTCAGATAGTGAGATTTCAGGGTGATGATTTTGGACACCGCCGTGTTGGTATTCATAGACGATTTTATTTAGTGTTTTTTCAGTGAGCATTTTAGCCCCTTTCTTTTATTTTCTTACTCTGTAAGTATCCCACACTTTACCGAAAAAAGCAAATCCAAAATGCGTACAAATCGGACATTTTGAGTGTGATTCTTATCACATTAGTTATGCACAGCCTGTGGATAACTCGCACGTGCGGAAATCGGACATTTTGGACATGTGATGAAGGTCACAAAAATAGTTTTGCGACACGCCCGAAAAACAGGCTAATTTGTCAGTGGTCTATGTTAGGATAGTATTAGTTAGTTAGAAAGGACAAAATATGTCAGACTATTTAGATTATATGGACGAAATCTATGAGGAACTCGTTGAGGAGTTCGGTCATGAGATTGAGAGTGAATGTATCCACAAGTGATACACCTCACAGGCGACACGCCGATACGCCTCCCCAAAATGTCGGCGGAATAAGATAAGATTAGATTACTAAGAAAGGTTAGGTAGCAAAAATGCTAACACTAAATTACACAATAGAAAAAGACGGAATTGAACTTTCCGAAATAAATAAACTCATGATAAATGAGAGTCAGATAAATGACCTCATGGATAGCCTTGTTGCTCATGGCTATGATGTTCTAAGCATGGAGGTCAAGTAAATGAAAATGTATCAAACACTAAAATTTGATTGCTCGGCATGTAGTGGTAGAGGTTATGTCTTTTATGGAGATAACGAAGACTACGCCATAGAGCCTTGCGAGTGTGTTGCGGTTTAGCACCCGCCACTCTAGTTTATTACTAAAGATCGATAGTCGCCCTTAGTTTATGGGCGCACTATTTTTTCTTGTGTTTTTTTATTTATTTATGTATCGTACATCTGGACAAAATATTCAGATTTTAGTGTTTTTGAAATTTTTTTCAGAATTGTGTTATAATTGACCAATGACCGAAGATATCAAGACAGTAGATCCAATTGAGGCTGGAGACAAGTGCTGTACTTCATGCACCTGCACAGACCCTCATAGATCAAAACCAGCCACAGACGCAGAATAGTGCAAGAAGTTTTTCTATTCAACTCACCACCTAGATCAGGTAACGTGTTTCTCATGTTCCTATATAGAACTTTTATAGGCGGAGAAGTAAACAAATGTTTAGATATAAAAAAATATTCAGATAAATCCCAAAAGCAGGCGGTATTCTTTAGAAATCCCTATGACTCAATTCCATCTGCAATAGTTAAAGCAAGAGTTGATACTGGTTTATCATTTGAGCCAGGGGAACTAGATAACATAGACGCTACTATCGAGTGGTACGCAAAAGAATACCTGGAAGCAATAAAAGAGGCTAAGGCAAATCAATCAAACATATATCTTGGCAGATCCGAAGATGCAATGCAAGACCCCATATCAGTCATAACCGATATAGCCCAATTCTTTGGTTTGAAAATCCAATCTAAACAACTATCAAACGATCAAGTAATCGAGCAAATTAGAAAAACCATGCTTGATACAGAAAAAACCAGGGATAATAACGGAACCGTAATAGTAGAACACCTTATGACCGATCACGATGGCCATTTACCTAGAGAAAAGATTCCTGGCAGGATACTTATGGACGAAATCGTAAAAAACTCAAAATCCGAAACCCTAAAAGAATGCTATAATGAATATGCTTCAATTAATCCTACAAATGCAAAGGAAGGTCAGAGATGGGTTTCTTAGAAAACTTGGAAAATTCTCTAAATGACGATTTTCAATTTGAATCAGGCACTATTCCAGAAACAGATAGCATGGGCAGAGAAAAATTTTGGGAAGATCTAGGAAGACCAGAGTATCCAAACTTGGCTGCAAAAATATTTTCAGAAACCTGCTGTCAGAATTGTAGTTGCAAAAATGGATGAACAAAAATTAACACCTGAGCAAGCACAAGCAATTTTGCTATTTCAGATTGAGCAAAAACTTAGAAATGTAATTGCAAAACAGGTTGAGCAAAAGTTCCACGGTATGTATCATAACGCATCACACGATATAGCACAATTTATCCGCAATATGGCTTAGTCTTCAACCTTATCAAATTCCCACATACGAACATCTAGATATCCGATTCTGGACTTATCTGCAACTTCACGAGAATCTGCTTCAACTACAACACGGACATTCTCTTCTATGTTAATAAGAGGCTTAAACTCTTCTCCAGCATTTTCCTTGTACACTTCGTTAATCAAAGATACAACTGGCTTATAATAAAACTTAGGCAATTACTCCACCATCTTTCAACTTATCATAAATATTGCCCATCATAAATACAAGGCTTGGCTGACTTTGGTCAATCTGTGCCTTAAGGTCATCTTCCTTCAAACCAGCCTGCAAACCAAGTGCAAGGTTATCTGCGTTGATGGAATCCATCATAATTTTTACTGCTTCATCTTTTGTCATGCTATACCCTTTCGTAGATATACAATTGTATCATAATCAGTTCCATGGTGCAAGTTCATCATATGTCACACTATATTCTCCTGTGAATATTTCCGCATATGAAATTATATCCTTATTATACCTTTTAAGGGTGTTTAGGCCCACTTTGTCGCAGAGGTACTTACTACCCCTAGTTAGTGGTTTAAACTTCATCCCCTGCGCTTCTAGGGCCTTATTTAGGGTATCTAGATATCGTTCCTTGCCATATCGTTTTGAGGTAAAAGATTGATCAACATATTCAAACCTTGCTTCTGCATCATTTTGTTTTGCAATGTCCGAATTGTCCATTATGTACCGAACTGCAGGATGATCCATCCTATCAGACCAGTTTCGCATGTTGTTGCTGTATTTCTCCATGTTGCGTAAAGTTGAATCAGCAAAGGCCATGCGTATTAGGTCTGTAGTGGAGGTTTGAACCTCTGTTGCGAACGAAATCAAAAAAGCGGTTGCGAAAGGAAACTTGTCGCTATATGTCGTTACGCCGAAGTGTACATTCGGATTGAAAGACTTATATGACATACTGTCTTCTAGTAAGCGCATGTGATTTCCGAGCGAAACAAAGTTGTATCTATTCATGTCGCAGTCCAGGAACAAGCAATCTTCTGGATTGATCCTGTCGGCGAGACATAAAATATTTTTGTCATACGAACCGACTATTTGCGAACCGTTAAAACGCTCCAATAATTTTGCGGACATAAAACCGTCCATATCTGGGGATATTATTAGATTTCGAGAATGCTCAAGCGTTGCAAGTATGTCCGTTTTCATATTTTTAAAATATACCCCTTATAATATTTCAGTTATGACAATTCAAGACTGGGCCTCGTTAATTGTAGCAATTCTTACAATTGTATCATCAATTGCTTTTGGAATCAAGTGGCTAGTAAAACATTATCTTGTCGAACTTAAGCCGAATTCAGGATCCAGTCTTAGAGATGCTGTTTCAAGACTTGAGACCGCAGTTGATGAACAAAGAATTGATTCTATAAAATCAAGAGAACGTCAAGAAAAGAAACTTGATGAAATGTATAAAATTTTAATTGACCATATTGCTAATTCTAAAAAATAATTTTGCTATATACTATATATAATATATAAGATAGTTTTTAAAACTATAAGGATATCTTTCTTTCTTATATATATTAAAGTATACACCATCCCAATCCTGGCATAAAAGACATATCTTGACAAATCGGACATTTTGAATTGTAACAATTTGGTAAACTTTAATATCAATGTCCGTTTTGTCCTTTATGGTATAATTTTATTGTTGGCTAATACCTTGGTTTGTCTCATACCCACCAGCCTTGGTATTAGTCAATTTTTATGGTATAATCACAGTATGCCTATTCACAATACCCTTGCTTTTGGTGCAGATCCTGTCACTATGCAATGGAGTGTTGTTAGAGGAGATACAGGAACCCTTCGTGTGGAATTCTATGAGTCTAACGAAGTAGATTTTTATGATACAACTGGATGGATTTTTAGAGCAACCGCCTATGACCAATCTGGAAATGTCTTAGATGCCTTAGATTGCGAACCTGGTGAAGGATTTGTCGACATTACTGCATATCCTTCTGTTACAAAAAATTGGGGATCTAAATATTCTTCAGTCGTGGCTCAATTACCATTTGACCTACAGGTAATTATTCCAGAAGAAATCGAAGACATTGTTTGGACTCCAGTTATAGGCACAATACAAGTTTTAGGTGACGTTACACCAGGGGGTACACTATAATGGCAGTTATTAAGATTGTTCCTATGCCAGGCGCAGAAGGACAAAAGGGAGATACAGGTGCAGCAGGTCCGCAGGGTCCACAAGGAGCAACTGGTGCACAGGGACCAGCAGGTGCAGATGCAGTATGGTACTACAATGGTGCATACAATCCAGGAGCATCATATGCAGTTGGTGATGTTGTAACATACGAAGGACAAACCTGGTATCGCAAACACGCCAATGGCGGTAATGTTGGAGATACTCCATCCGAAGGTCCATTCTGGGATTTAGTTGCTAGTAAAGGAACTGATGCATCTTCATTTATAAGTTATGGAACTTGGGACACCGAATTTTTATCATTGTCTGATCTAGAAGGAACTTTTACAAGCCCAGACAGAAGTTTTGGTCAATATACTAAAATTGGAGACTTGGTGTTTTTTGAAGTAAACATAGTTGGACCATTTGTAACTAATTGGGGATCAAGCACAGGTTGGCACATTAAATTACCTTTTCCAATAGCGCCCGTATGGCAAACTGGTGTTAATCCAAACATTGCAAGAGATATGGCTGTTGGAAGATTTTTTGGAAATAGTGATACTTCTTTGGGATTGACTACAAACGGATATGGTTGGATACCTTTGTTTGGTGTTATATATACTGATGCCATACATGGTGCAACATGTTCTTTACATGCACAAGATGTTCAAGATATACACACCCTTTATGATTCTTTGAAACAGGTAACATCTACTTGGCCTTGGGATTTCACTCAATCTGGAAATGATTACGTTAGATTTCATATAAGTGGAACATATAGGACAGTATCATAATGGCACAACATTCTATCGTATCGCTAACAAGTTCAACACCAGTAAGACTTACTCCAAACGGTAAGCATGGCGGCATGGATATAACTTTACAAAACGTAAATGATTCTGGATATATCTATGTTGGCGCTAACGAAAGCCTGTCATCAACAAATTATGGTTTTAGAATTATGCCAAACCACTCAATCTCTTTTGAACTTCCAAGTTTTGATGCGTTGTATGCCATAGGCTCAACATCAATGAATCTAGCAATAATCCAGACTGGTCTAGAGAGTCAGAACTAATGGCAAGATTTACGCATCCCGCATTTGGTGATGTAGGTGGGCTTACTACAAAAATTAATTCTTATAATCCAGTTTGGTCTGGTACAGGATTAACATTTACAAACTCTCCAGCAACTGGTTCTTATGTAAAAATTGGTAATTTAATAATTGTTCAAATAGATGTTTTGTATACTAATGTTACAAACTTTGGCACAGGTCAATACTCCTTGACACTACCATTTGCATCTAAGTATCATACGGATGTTTATGGTGGATCTGCTCATGATACCCTGCCAAATTTAAAACACTATAGTTTAAAAGGACATTTAACTCCATCAAGTTCTGTTATGACATTGTGGCAGCATGCTGGATCTTCAGAGGATGTTCCAATGACAAAAACTGTTCCGTTTAACGCTACAACAGAAGACAAATTCCACATGTCATTTTCCTATATTTCTGAATAATGTGAGATAATGAGTCCATGCCAGTATCTAAATCCATGGACTTCCCTAGCGCAAAAAAATCATCTTATGCTGCACAAGTTGTAGAAACTCAAACAACTAATGCTGATGTATTAATTAATTACGTTCCAGTTCCTGGACCAATGGGACCACAAGGACCTATCGGGCCCGCAGGACCGCAAGGACCTTCTGGCAAAGATGGATCTCCAGGACCAAAAGGAGAAAGAGGAACTCCTGGGAAAGATGGACTAAGTTCTTTATCCTCCTCTGGGCAGCAAGCAGGGTGGGCATCTTACTTTAATCTAAATAGAAAGCCAGTAAGTCTCGGTGTTAACTATGGAGATGATGGATGGGTAAAGGTTTGGGTAGATTCCAAGGGTAGCAATACAAACGAAAAATACCTACCAGAAGGATGTACCAGTCTTTGGAATGCAGAACAGAGAATGCTTAACTTCCATGGCCTTAAGGTTGGATCTCAGGTATTTGTGACATACAACTTTGAACTTACTACCAACTCTAATAATACTGAGGTTTGGATGAGGACATTTTTTCCTAAATCTACCACCGAAATTTCGCAGTTCGTGGCATCCCTAAAATATCAGTATGTCTATAATATGTATGTGACGCAGCATTTCTTTATAGAGGATAACGCTATGTGGAATTCTGGTGCGGTACCTCAAATTAGAACCGACTACGACTCATCCGTAATTATGAATTCTATCTACGTCAGCGTGGTATAATAATTGCATGGCATTTCCAGCGACCTACAACTTTGACTACTATAAGGGTGATACCTTTGAGTTTCGTATCTATCCTAAGAAGAATGACGGCACGGTTTTTATGCTTAGAGATTTTCAAAATCAATTAAATTCTTTTGTTCTTCCAACTGATGTTGCGAATGCCCCAGATTATGTTAATGATAATTCTGCCCCATATGATAGTGCCCAGTTTACAATTGCCAAGGTTAGAGGGCCAATAACTTCTACGGCACCTGAAGATCAGCCAATTAGATGTTTTGCAAGAGTTTCAGATGATGGGACATATGTTCTGTGTGCAATAAGGCCATCTGATGCAGATAAACTACAGGCTGGAATAGAATATATTTATGATGTTGAGGTTAGAAGGCCGTCTTCGCTCCCAGGGTCTGGAAGTTATGAATTAGTGTACACTTTAGTTACAGGAGCAATAACAGTAACAGATCAAGTAACTGGTGCAAATGCTGCAACTAGAACAACATTATCTGACTATACTATTTCTGGTTTAACAATACCAGCAACATGCGCTAATCCAGATATGGATATTATTTCTGAAACATCAGAGTACACTGCACAAGTAATATCATGGTATGAAAATGGATCTCTAATATCAGATCCATCTACTTTTGAATTTGCTCCAGATACAACATATATGGCGAAAATAAGAGTAACTCCAAAGTCACCATATCAACTTAAGGGAACTCCAAGAGATAAATTTATAGTTCAAGGTGCAGAAGCAGTAACAAATCCAGCATATACCACTGAAACACAGTTTGCAGACATAGAGGTTAAATTCCCCAAAACACAAAAGGTTGTATCTTTGCTATCAATAAGCGGAGTCACAGTTCCAGTAAAAGGTCAAGTCCCAAATACCTCTGTTGCAGCAACAGAACAATATACCGTATCTTTGTCGTGGAAAGAAAAATCATTAACAGATCCAGTTGTTTATGAAAACTTTACTGGAAACTTTAAAGCAGAAAGAACATACGCAGCAGTTATATCATTAACTCCTAAAACTGGATATACGCTTTGTACAGGAATTGCAGAAGACTCTTTCTCTGTTGTCGGTGCTTTAAACTATACTAATAGTGAAAACTCAGGAATCATTATTGCAGAATTTCCTGTAACAGAGGCTTAAAGTGGCAGACATCTTATTATCTACTGATGATTTAACAATTTTTGGTGGTCCAGAAACAATCAGCCTTGACCTAGATATTGGTCCACAAGGAGATCGTGGAAGTATTATTATTGAAGTCAATGGAGACCCAAGAAGTACTGCTGTTGCTAATCAGATTGTACAAGAAACACAGGCTTTAGATCTTGCAATAGATACCCAAGAATTATCAGACACATATAAAACCATTTTTCAAAAAGTTTCTACTGGTGGATCTTTGCAATGGCAGCCAATGCTTAGTTTAAAAACAAACTACTATTCTTCGGTTAAAGATGTGACCGCTGTTCCAAATACGGAAACGGGTGTTGGAACATTAACGATTCCGCCAATAAATGTAACAGAAATATACGGAACATCTGGCTTAAATGTTGTAACTGAAAATATTTTTAAGATTCAGTATTCAGTATCTTCTCCAGAGTCATCTGGACCATTGGCTACAAACCTTATAGTAAAAGAACTAAGTAGAACTCAGGGATTCTTAGCACTACCACTTGAAATAAAGGGTGTAGAATATGTTAATAACGCTTGGCAGCCTATGGCTGGTCCTAAGCGTGTTCATTTATTCATTACAGTGGTATAATGACGAGAGGTGATTTATAGTGGCAGCAGAGAATATTGACAAGACCGCAAACGGTACTGGTCCATTCAACACTAAAATCCCAGGTCTTTCAGATCCAGCAGATATTCAAGCAGCACTTAGACTTTATCACTATGGGTCAGAGTCATATGATTCAGCAGCACCTACACCACCTCCACTTTTAAATAATTCTATTGCAAAACACCTTCAAAATTTAGTTGATGCAGATAATGCAGAAGTAACAAATAGAAATAATGCAATTTCAGCACATAATGCATTAACCACAAATGTCCACGGTATCGAAAACACAGCAAACCTGGCAACACAGTCATTCGTTAATTTATCAATAACAAACGCAATCAGTGGTGCTACTGGTGGATACCCTGCGCTTGCAGGAAATGGTATTGATTGGAATTCGGTAGACGAGCAGTTTGACCTTGAGCCAGCAATTCTAAACAATAATTCTGTTATATCAAAGTCTTCAGCATTTACGCTAGACCCACAAGATGTTAATAAAACAATTCTTTTATCTACATCATCGTCGATGAATTTAACTATTCCGTCAAATTCTTCGGTTAATATTCCTATTGGATATAAATATACTTTAATTGAAGTTGGCACTGGGGTTACAACTTTTGTGCCAGAATCTGGTGTTTCGGTTAATAGCAAAAACTCTCAACTTTTTATTGATGCAAGATATGGTCATGCCGTTTTGATAAAAATTGCAGAAGACTCATGGGTTGCATATGGAGATATTTATGAAAACGCAGGAGTTACTCCAGTTACCCCAGCAGTAACGCCTGCAGTTACCCCAGCAGTAACGCCTGCTGTTACACCTGCTGTTACACCTGCTGTGACACCTGCAGTTACACCAGTTACACCTGCAGTTACACCAGTTACACCTGCAGTTACACCAGTTACTCCTGCAGTTACACCAGTCACTCCAGCAGTTACACCTGCAGTCACTCCAGCAGTTACACCTGCAGTCACTCCAGCAGTTACACCTGCAGTCACTCCAGCAGTTACACCTGCAACACAAACAACAGTTTACTACGGATATTGTGATCAAGGAACGCTTGCTCCAGTGGGACCATACTCTTATTCTTCAACTGGAACTGTAACAGAGATATGTAATACACTCTATAATGATTTTGATTACACTAATGGATATCCTCCAGTATACTGGGCATGTGGTGCCACTCAGCAAGAAGGAACTCCAAACTGTTCTCAGGTTACCCCTGCAGTAACGCCTGCTTCTGGAACTAACTACTACACATTTACTTATTACGATGGAAAGTGTAATTATGCAGTATACGACTACCTTGATAACTATTTAGGAACATACTCAACAAACCTTTGCCAAAACTCAGGAACAGACGCTTCAGGAGCAACACTTCCAAGTTGCACCAATGCAAACTGTACTCCTCCTGCAGTTACACCCGCAGTAACTCCTGCAGTAACGCCTGCTGTGACACCAGCAGTTACACCCGCAGTTACCCCTGCAGTAACTCCTGCAGTTACTCCAGCCCAAGTTTGGTATTGCTCAACAACAGACTTGGGTCCAGACGGAATGTATCAAGGAACATGGAACTCTGACTTGTCTTCTGAGTTGTGCGGTTCCTACAAGACAGTATGCTCTACTTCTGGATACCCACCATATCCAACAGTTCCTGCTTGCCCAGTTACCCCTGCCGTGACACCTGCCGTGACACCTGCTGTAACACCAGCAGTTACACCAGCAGTTACCCCTGCTGTGACGCCAGCAGTTACCCCAGCAGTAACACCAGCAGTTACCCCAGCAGTTACACCAGCAGTTACCCCTGCTGTGACGCCAGCAGTTACCCCAGCAGTTACCCCAGCAGTAACGCCTGCAGTTACCCCAGCAGTTACACCAGCAGTAACACCTTGTACTGGATGCGTTAGAAATTATTGTTGGGAACCATGCCCATCATGTTGTGCTTCATGCGGATGTTAGTGTATAATAGATATTAAAGATTAACTGCGTAGAAAAGGGTATAAATGTCAGAAGAACTAAGTCCTTGGCAAAGATATAAAAAAAATCTGGGAGAAACTAGGCCTTGGGATATTGTTAATCCTGCAACAGAGTGGACTTCTGCCGAGGTAGCAGAAGAAAGATATTCTATATGTAAGGCTTGTCCAGAGTTAATTAAATTAACAAGTCAATGTAAAAAATGCGGTTGTTTTATGATAGCAAAAACAAAATTAGAAAAAGCAACATGTCCATTAGGAAAGTGGTAATATGGAAAAGGTATTTTGGGAAAATTCAACAGGCGTAATATTTAATAAATATAGATCAATAGTTAGAACTGAGATAGCACCTGGAATAATGTCTTATGAAGATGTAATGCCTAAAGAAATATTTGATACGTTCGTAAATGATATTGAAGAAGGTATGAGTTCGGCAAAAATAGAATGGGGATCTGCCTATGTAAAGGCTGGGTCTGGAGATGAAGTAAAAACTAAAGTAGATACTGAATCAAGGGATACTCAAACTATTGTAATTCCATATTCTGCAATAGAAAAAGATGATTATTCAACTTTAGGGGCAGCATTTCATACCTCCATATCTAACATTTTTTTGGAAAACATAGACCCAATAGAAAAAGATTATCAAAGACATTTTCATATAGGATGTTCGTGGCACGATTCTTACTCAATATTAAAATATGGGGTTGGACAAAAATTTGTAAATCATATAGACGATCATCCAGATTTTCATAGAAGAATATCAACACTTTATTATATTAACGACGACTACTCTGGTGGAGAAATAAACTTTCCAAGATTTAATCTTTCTTTTAAACCTAAAGCAAATCAGATGATTGTTTTCCCTTCAACCTATGTTTATAATCATTCTGTTTCTCCAGTTACAGAAGGAACAAGATATGCGGTGGTTAGTTGGCTGAGATGAGCATAGATATGGGCCTTGTAAGACAGGCAATTATAGAAAAAAGAATTCATGTTTTTAAAAATCCTTTTCCAGAACTACCTTCCCTAGATACAATAATGTCAATGGTTTCTCAATATGTTGATGAAGATCTAGAAAAATTTCCACACAGATCATATCTTTTGAATGATTTTGTTGAGGGCGAATCTTCAGATATGAGTCTTAAGTGTAGATTTTGGTCAAGGATGGCATTTCAATTATATGATCCAAAAGACCTGTATATGTCAATAATTCCAGAATTGGCTCCAGTAACAGAGTGGGGATTGTCCGAATATTCATCTGATATCTATCAGGGTAATTTTTGTTTAGTTTCTCTTATGAAAAACAGAGGAGTTGTAGGAAGCAAGCATAGTGACTATGTTGATCAATTCCAATGGGTGGTTAAGGGCGAGATGATTTGGAGAACAGGTCCAAACCTAGAAAATGAAACACATGTTGTTGAGGGTGATTTTATATTTGTTCCAAAAAATCTAACTCATGAGGTTGAAACCTTAAAAGCACCAAGAGTAGCAATAAATCTGATTTTAAGAAACTAAAAAGCACCTACAGATTTTCCATAGGTGCTTTTAGGTTGTTTTTACTTACTTAGGAAATTTTTTCATCCACATCTTGGTCTTTGGGGTAATACCCTTCCAGGAAGACCAATCTTCTCCACCGTTTGTCATATAGTATGCAATCTCTGCATTCTTTACGGGATTAAATAGTTCAGCATTAGAGTCCAAGTCAAACTTAGTTCTACGGTCTGGCCCTAACTCATCGATCATATTAATTTGGAATACCCCATATGAGGAGTCCCCAGTCTTGTGGTTGCCATTAAATGCAAGTGGGCGACCATTAGATTCCTTCTTGGCAATAGCCCAGGCCACAACCAAGTCTTGACCCCTAAACCCAACAAGGTGCAAGAGTTGTTTTAATTCAACATCTGTTAGAGAAGTCTTATTTTCAAAACTCTCTAGTTTTTTGGCCTTAGAAACCAAAAAAACCTCTTTCGAGGTGTCTTCTGCCTTCTGAGCCTGTTCAGTACTTAAATTGTTCTTAGTAGTTATTTCTTCAGCATTAGCAGCGTTTGACAAAGTCACTACTAAAGCCAATATACTGAGTGTGCTAATGATCTCTTTGTTTCTTTCGATAAATTTAATCATAGTTTCCTCCTTAGAAAACAATAACACCTTGGTAGGTGTTACTACCAAGTATAACACAAAATTATGTCAAAAGTCAACTTGATAGGGTGGTATAATAAAGATTATGCCACAATACGCATCTAACTACCCTAACTCACTTTCGTATCCCGTTGCATCAGATCCTGTTAATGTACACGGAGACTTTAAAGTATTGGTTGATGCTTTGAACAATATTCTCCCTCCTCTGGGATATGGCGCAGCATATATTGATGTAAGAAATACTACAGGCACAACAATTTCTCAGGGCATTCCAGTATTTATTAGTGGTAGTGTTTCTGGAAAATCTTTAATACAAAAATATGATCCATCTAGTCCAACCCACAATCCAGATGTTCCAATTTTAGGTTTAGTAAAAAATGATATTCCAAATAACTCTAATGGCCTAGTTATTGTTTCTGGTGTTATTCAAATGAATACAACAGATTTTGGTGCTGCTGGAACAAAGGTTTATGTAGATAATACTGGAACTCTTGTTGCAGGTCGCCCATCAACTGGACCAGCAAGATATATTGCTGTTGTTGCTATTCAGGCAACACTTGCTAATGGTGGAATGTTGATTGTTCAAACAAAAGGCAACGGTACATGGGGAGCCCTCAAAGACGGGCTGTCGTGATATAATACAATTATGGCTACCTTTAGAAATCAACCCACAGATTCTTATGCTCTTGGTTCAGCACCGCCAGAGGTTCGTTGGACGGTAGTTAGAGGAGACTCTGCAGCATTTAGAGTATATGTAACAAACGATGCAAGAGAGCCAATTTATTTAGAGGACTGGGAAATCAAGATGGATATTTATCGTCCATCAACAGATGAGGTTATTGTTACTTTGTCTCCAGAACCAATTGAGTTTCAAGACACAGAAGGAAGTTTCACGGTAAACCTAACATCTTCACAATCAGAACTTTTAGAGACAGGAGATATCTTTGATATTCAACTCACAGAACTTTTGTCTGAGGGAAGAGTCTGGACGGTAGCCAAAGGTTCTATGGTTATCCTTGAAGATGTTACACAATGATAAATCAAAATTTACTTCCAATAAGTGAACAAGTCTATAATACAACTCACAAAGTAGCACATGCTCAAATAAAAGAGTTAGACAAAAAATATGTCAGAATTAACTATATACAACCAAAAGCAAAAATAGAAGAGGTTTTGCCTTTTCGTGTACAGTTTATTAATGTTAGCGTGTTTGGGTATTCTAAGAATAATCCACCCCCAATACCGTTGCAAATTATAGGATATAGCAATTATATTTTATAATAAAAAGGAGTTATAATATCACCATGGCCAAGATATCAATACCTAATCTAAAGACAAAGTTTGAGACTGGGGATCGCCCCACGCAGCAAGACTATGAGGACTTAATTGATTCTGCCTCAGCCCGTTCAACCGACCTTGGTTCAATGGGTAATAATGAAAATACAATTTCTGGTATTGAAAATGCCACAGTAATTGATAATTTTGACGCCACAGAATGGCGAATGGTTAAATATATTGTTTCTATTGCTAAGACAACAGCAGGGGACAATAAGTTCTACGCAACAGAGTTGACCATACTTGTAGACGGTACAAATGTAAACGTCTCTGAGTATGGCACGATAGACAATGATGGGAATATTGGCACCATTAGCGTCTCCAGGGCTGGAAATACAGTATCCTTAACGGTTACTCCAGATCCTGCGATTAAGCCAGTCACAGTTCGTTATGCACGAATTGGACTTAAGGCATAACTAAGGAGATAAAAAAATGGCAACAGTAACAAAAGACTTTAAAGTAAAGAATGGTCTCATTGTCGAAGGCACAACAGCAACAGTAAACAATTTTGACGTTCTTACAAAGAAGACAGACGATCAAAACTATATCGTCAATTTAATTGGTGGTACAGCCACCTCAGCAAACGAAGCAAACAAGGTCGTAAAGCGTGATGCTAACGGAGATTTTTCTGCAGGCACAGTAACAGCAGACCTCGTTGGTGATGTAACTGGTAATGCAGATACAGCAACAGCACTTGAGACTTCTCGTACAATTACATTGGGCGGAGACCTTTCAGGTTCCGTTTCATTTGATGGTACAGCAAACGTAACATTGACAGCAACAGTTGCTTCATCTTTTGCAACAGATGCAGAAGTTGCAACAGCAAAGTCTGAGGCAATTTCAGATGCTGCAGCAGATGCCACATCTAAGGCTAACGCAGCACAAGCAGCAGCAATTTCTACAGCAGCATCAGATGCTACTACAAAGGCTAACGCTGCTGAAAATGCTGCTAAGGCATATACAGATGCTCGTGAAACTGCTATTACAA